TTGAACAATAAAAAGAAAAAGCTCAGTGCAAAGGAAAGAAATTTCTGTGCAGCCTATCTTTATTTCGGAAATGCTTTTGACGCTGCTAAGGAGTCCGGTTTTGATGCGCCTGAAAAATCAGGTACAGAGCTTCTCTCAAGAGATGATATCTGTAATGAGATAGAAAGACTTTTTGAAAAGCATCTTTCTCTTACCGATAAAAGCGCTGTTTCGGGTTATGAAAGACTCGCTTTCGGCAGTATTGAGGGCGCTGTAAGACTTCTCTTTGCGGATGATCCGCTTGCCGAGATAGAAAAAGGATGCAGTCTTTTCAATGTAGCTGAGATAAAAAGACCGAAAGAGGGTGCTTTGGAGATAAAATTTTTTGACAGGCTAAAAGCTCTTGAAAAGCTTGAGGCTCATTCTTCGTGCAGCAGAAACGGTACGTCTGATTTCTACAATGCTATTGTCGGCGGTATCGCTGACAGGGATATCTCTGATAATGAAGGGCAGGAGGATGTATGAGCTTTAAAGCATTTTCTGAAAAACAGCTTGATGTTCTAAGCTGGTGGTCGCCTAAAAGGAAAACTTCTTCCTATGACGGAATCATCTGCGACGGTGCTGTAAGGAGCGGAAAGACCTTATGCATGAGCGTTTCTTTTGTAAGCTGGGCTATGTTCAGCTTTGACGGCGGAAGCTTTGCGATATGCGGAAAGACTATCCGCTCTGTTAAAAGAAATGTTGCGTCGCCTTTGCTCAATATTATTCGGGAGCTTGGCTTTCGTGTTCAGGAAAGGCTTTCGTCAAACATTTTTACCGTTTATTCGGGTGAAAGGAAAAATACCTTTTATCTTTTCGGCGGACGTGATGAAAGCTCGGCGGCTCTTATACAGGGCATCACTCTTTGCGGCGTTCTCTTTGATGAGGCGGCTCTTATGCCGAGATCGTTCGTTGAACAGGCTCTTGCAAGATGCTCTGTTGAAGGCTCAAAGCTATGGTTCAACTGTAATCCCGAATATCCTCAGCACTGGTTTTGCAGGGAATGGATAAAGAAAACTAAGGAAAAGAATATCTACTACATACATTTTGTTATGGAGGATAATCCGTCCCTCTCAAAGAAAATGCTCGACCGATACAAAAAACTGTATTCGGGCAGCTTCTATGACAGATTTGTTTTGGGAAAGTGGACTGCAAGCGAAGGGCTTGTCTATCCGTTTATGTCTGACGATAAAATGCTGTTTGATATCCCTGACGGTGATGCGGAGGAATACGTCATCTCGTGTGATTACGGTACTGTCAATCCGTCGTCCTTCGGTTTATGGGCTCTTTTTGACGGGCATTGGTACAGGATAAGCGAATATTACTACAGCTCTAAAAAAGAGGGCATGTCAAGAACTGACGAGGAGCATTATCAGGGCTTATGTGAGCTTGCAGGCGAAAGGGACATATCAAAGATAATAGTCGATCCCTCAGCCGCAAGCTTTATAGAAGTCATAAGGCGGCACGGAAAATACAAGGTCGTTCCTGCAAAGAATACGGTCCTTGACGGTATCAGGCAGACGAGCACCGCTCTTAAAGACGGCTCTGTGCGTATTTGCAGGTGCTGCGGCGACAGTATAAGGGAGTTCGGGCTTTACCGCTGGGAAAGCGGCGGCAATGACCGTCCTGTCAAGGAAAATGATCACTCTATGGATGATATTCGTTACTTTGTTTCTACTGTTCTTAATAATTCTGACGGCGGATTTTTTGTGTTTGCCGCTCAGAGATGATAGTGAGGTGATTTTATGGGTCTTTTTGACCGCAGCAGAAAAAAGAAAGATGAAAAGCTTGTGCAGACGGCAGGAAGGATATATCCTCAGCCGCTTGGAATGTTCGGCAGTCGGGGCAGTGTCAGCGCCGAACATCGCCTATACAAGTCCCTGCGTGAAAGTGTCCCTATAGTTGATGCGGCTGTATGCAAGCTTGTAAGGCTTGCAGGCGGATTTTCAGTCAAGTGCACTGATAAGGATACCGAGAATGACATCAATTCTTTTTTGAAGAATGTAAGTGTAAACGGTCTGCAAAACGGTATTGACAGTTTTTTGAATATATTCCTTGATCAGATGATAATTTACGGTACGGCTGTAGGAGAGATAGTTCTTGATGACAGCGGCAGGAATATAGCCGCTCTCTACAATGCTTCGCTTGATGATGTTGAGCTTACAGCAGGCGACAGTCCGCTTGATGTAAAGATAATGTCATGCGACAGTCAGGGGAACAGGTCTGAGGTAAGATATCCCTCACTTGTTATCTGCGGTACTATCCTTGACGAGCCGAACAGGATATACGGCAATTCCGTATTAAGAGGACTTCCTTTTGTATGCGATATCATCGGAAAGATATTCAAGGCTATAGGTACGAACTGGGACAGAGTGGGAAATGTAAGATTTGCCGTGTCATACAAGCCTTCCGACAGCGACAGGAGCTTTTCAAAAGAACGCGCTCAGCAGATAGCGTCGGAATGGAGCAAGGCTATGAACAGCGCCCAGCCGAGAGATTTTGTTTCGGTAGGTGATGTCAGTGTCAGCGTTATCGGCGCTGACAATCAGATACCTGACAGTCAGGTGCCTGTAAGACTTCTCCTTGAGCAGATAGTTTCAAAGCTGTCTGTTCCGCCGTTTTTGCTCGGACTGTCATGGTCCTCTACGGAAAGAATGTCCGCTCAGCAGGCCGATATCCTTACAAGCGAGCTTGAATACTACAGGAGACGCTTAGAGCCTTGCATCAGGCGTATCTGTGACATGTATCTGAAGCTCAGCGGCAGAATGTGCGGATATTCTATAGAGTGGGACAATATCAACCTTCAGGATGAAGTTGAGCTTGCGAAAGCTAAGCTTCTTGATGCACAGGCTGAAAATCTTATGAAAGAAAGGAATTGATGATATGGATAATATCTGTGGGATGCCGCTTAAAAGCGAGCTTGAACAGATAAACAAATATACAAGACGTGAACTTAAAGAAGATGAAGTATATGTTTTTCCAGTTGTGCTTTGCGACAACGAGATAGACAGGGACGGAGAAAGATTTTCCGATTCTGCGCTTGAAAAGCTTGCAGAGCTTTTTGTAGGCGTTACGGGTATTGCTGACCATGACCCGAAAGCGCTCAATCAGACAGCAAGGATATTCAGCTGTAAAGTCGAGAATGTTGAGGGAAAGCTTACCTCTGACGGCAGAGCGTACAAAAGACTGTATGCAAAAGCTTATGTTCCAAAAAGCGGGCAGAGCAGTGAGCTTATCCTTGCGCTTGACAGCGGAATAAAAAAAGAAGTGAGTGTCGGCTGTTCTGTAGGAAAAAGAATATGCTCCGTATGCGGTCAGGATATATCTGTCTGTGAGCATATAAAGGGCAGAAAATACAGCGGACAGACTTGTTTCGTTACTCTTGATGAGCCTTTGGATGCTTATGAATGGTCATTTGTTGCCGTTCCTGCTCAGAAGGCGGCCGGAGTCGTTAAATGCCTTTCAGACAAGGCAAAAATAAAGAATACTTTTGGAGGAAATGAAAGAATGGATATCGAAAAAAAGCTTTTCAGCAATACCGAGCAGAGTTTTTCCGCCGAAGAACTTCAGGAGCTTGTCAGACGCTTTGACAGTCTTGAAAAAAGAGCTTCGGACGGCGACCATTACAGGTCTGTGCTTATCAAGGATGTAAATATCCTTGCAGCGCTCACCATACCGCAGCTTGGCAGGGATACTCTTGACAGTATTACAAAGGCGCTTTCAGTAAAGCAGCTTGACGAGCTGAAACATGCTCTTGAAACTAAGGCGGCAGACAAAATGCCGGTGAAGCCGCAGCTCTTCAGGGAAAATAACAAAGCTGCAAACAACAATACACTTTATAAAAACATTTGAGGAGGAAATAAATATGAATGTATCTTTTAACGGTTATGACGAGGGAATAGTTACTTTTGAGGCTGCGAGCGGTGTTGCTGCCGGCAATCCCGTTGCAGTAAGCGCAAACGGAAAAGTCACTGCTGTGACAAGCAACGCTTTCTGCGGTATATGCAAAAGCGTGAGAAACGGTTATGCGGCTGTACAGCTCAAAGGCTATGTGCAGATGCCGAGTACTGGCAGCATATCTCTGGGATATTCAAAGCTTGCGGCTGCTGCAGGCGGCAAGATAAAGGCTGACAGCACGAACGGAAGAGAATATCTCGTTGTTGATTTTGATTCGACAGCAAATGTTGTCGGTTTTATTCTTTGATATTTAAGGAGGTTTTTTATTATGGCATTTTATGATTCTATAAAGCTTGAAAAAGGCATGTACAACAGCGGCAGATCGCTTACTGAAATTCTTGAGGAGCTTGACCCGTCCGAAAACTACAAGGGCACTTCTCTTGACGGGCTTGATGCGTTCCAGCGTCAGCTCAAAAGATATGATATAAAGGTCGGCGGCGCTCATTCGGACAGCGTTCAGAAGTTCTTTGAAACATCAAACTCCGCTGCGCTTTTCCCTGAGTATGTTTCAAGAGCTGTTGCGATAGGTATGGAAAATTCCGATCATCTTTCCGATATCGTTGCAGCCAGAACGGTTATTGACGGTATGGATTACCGCTCGGTCGTGTCTTCACCGACTGATGACGAAAAGTCACTCAAGCCTGTTCTTGAAGGCGCATCTCTTCCCGAAACTTATGTCAGAACAAATGAAAATCTTGTTAAGCTCATAAAAAGAGGAAGAATGCTCGTTGCTTCCTATGAGGCGATAAAATATCAGCGCCTTGATCTCTTTACCGTCACTCTCAGACAGATAGGCGCTTACATAGCAAGACAGCAGCTTATCGATGCTGTTGATGTTCTTATAAACGGTGACGGCAACAGCAATCCTGCCGAGGTAATAAATGCGGCAACAAGCGGTACTGTTACCTATGACGATCTTCTTGCACTCTGGGGAAAGATAACGCCCTATGAGCTTAACACTTTGCTTGCGCCTACCGATGTTATGAAAAAGTTGCTTGCAATTACCGAAATGAAGGATGCTCATGCAGGTCTTGATTTTCAGGGTACGGGAAAAATGATAACTCCTATGGGCGCAAAGCTTTTGCATGTTCCGGCTATGCCTTCATCAAAAATAATCGCGCTCGACAAGAACTGCGCTGTAGAAATGGTGCAGGCAGGCGGTATCACTATGGATACTGACAAGCTTATAGACAGACAGCTTGAAAGAGCGGCTATAAGCTGCACAGCAGGATTTGCTAAAATATTTGACGGTGCATCTAAGGTGCTTGACTGCTGATGAATCGTTAAAGCCGGCAGTTTTAGTAAATGAGTTCGGGGCGGAGTGCCTACGCTGTCGATTTAGTTTTGTGAGGAAATAAAGTGACCGGCAGTTTGCCAGATTTTTTCGCAAGAAAAGGTTTCTTCCGGGTAAACTGCCGGTCAAAATTAATTTTCCTGACGCCATTTAAGGAGGTCTTGACTTGGAGATTGAAAATGTACTTATGATATTCGGAGAGCTTTCAGAGCTTAACGAGGATAAAGCTGCAAAATACCGCTGTCTTTGTGAAAGCGCAGTCAGAGCTGTAACCGACAGGATAAAAAATGCATCCTTTCGTGACTGCAAAAGACTTGAATATGCTGCGGCAGTCACCGCTTACTACAGATATACTCTCACTCTTGAAAATAAGGATATAACCGTCGGAGAGATATCCGTTAAGCAGCCGCAAAGAAGGATAGAATGTGCAAAGCTTCTTCTTGAACAGGCTTTGGCTGATATCAGCGATATTTATGAGGACAGAGATTTTGTCTTTGAAAGGATATGAGATATGGAAGACGTTATAGGAAAGGCTATTGATGCAGCGGGTACGGAAGTGACCGTTTGCGTCAGCGGCTTTCAAAGAAAAGGAAGGGCTGTTATTTATCCTCTGAGATACAGGCAGAGCCGATGGGGAGGAGTTGAGGTATTGCGTGAAGGTCTGAGCGAGCCTGAAAGATATATCATGTTTTGCAGGATAGAGCTTGCTAAGGGACTTAAACGCGGAGATATCATCTGCGATGACGAAAACAGATATCTCATGGTATTTATGGATGAATATTGCAGCAGAGTCGGAAATTATACAAGAGTATGTATGAGGAGGGAAAAAGTGCATGACTATGAATGAGAGATATGCTGACAGTATTGCGGAAGCATTAAAGAGAAATACCGAACTTGACGGTATGAGAATAGTAAAGGCTTTTTCGGGTGAAGCTGTCGGTCAGCCTGTTGATGCTCCGCTTGTATCTGTGGGACTTGAAAGGGCTGACAGATACGGCTTTCTTCTCGGATATGACAATGATATGTTCGGCAGTGAAAAAATTGTCGTCAGTGTTCTTTCAGATGAAGGACAGGGCGGAGAGTACTGCACGGATGCAGCCGAAAAGGTTTGCAGAGCCGTACTCAGCAGTGATGAGGACAAGCTTATATGCTCGGTCAGCGCAGATAAATTGATGTACGATAAACAGAATTTTGCATATAAAGTAGTAATGAGATTTACGCTTGCTGAGATAAGTATGTGCGTTCGGGAGGGGAGTGCTTGAACAGAATAAGGGCATTATGCGGCAGGGATGTTGTCATATCGATAAACGGAAGGAAGCTTTTGCAGGCTGAAAGCGCTGAGCTGAGAAATATTTCGGAGATGCACAGGATAAGATCATGCTTTTGCAGCGATGATGTGGCTTATGTTGCAGGAAAAAGAGAATATAAGCTGAATCTTGTGGGGCTGAAATTCAGGCAGCCGTTTGAGAACTGTAATTTTTACGACCTTGATGATTTTACGGTGACGATAGAGCTTGACGGAACTAACATAACTCTTGAAGGCTGTGTGTGGGATGATTTTAAAGCTGTTGCAAAGCCTGAGAGCTTTCGCGAGCATATAAGCATAATTGCGCTGAGAATGAGAACGGAGGATGAAGTTGGAGGAGCTTGAAAATATAAGCCTGATACACAGAAAATTCGGTTCAGGTGAGCTTGATGAGCTTGAAAATATCTCGGAGCTGATAAACGAGGATTCATTGAGATACGAGAGGATACTTGATATGGAGGATGAAGTAAATGAACTGTAAGGGCAGGATGAGTTTCAGGGATTTTATCTTTCCCGTTAACCCGTACATCATAAGGATAAGCCACAAGAGGTCTGTTTCGGACAGAAAGATACCTTTTTCCGATGATGTTGTTTCGGATATGGGACTTAACAGCAGGATAATAAAGGGAGAAGGCGAATTTTTCGGCAGCAGTGCGGAGAATGATTTCCGCAGGCTCAGGGAAATGCATGAAAAGGGTGAGGGTATGCTTTATGTACCCTCACAAAAGCCTGTTTATGCTTATTTTTCTGAACTGGAGCTTATCGGGCGTGATATTGAAGGAGTGATAAAGTACAGCTTTACATTCATTGAGAGCCGTGAAAAAAAGAGTATAAAGGAAGCATCCGGAATGATATCCGACGGCAGACATTCCCTTTGGAACTATTCTTATATAAGCGGTACGGATATAGAAACTCTTATTGAGCTTAATCCTGATGTAAAGCGTCCTGATGATATGATACCGGCAGGAAGGAGGATAATACTTTGCTGACATATTCTCTTACTGATGCTGACGGAAGATCAAAGGAGCTTAAAAAGCCGCTAAAGGTCAGCTTTATTTCATCCGAAAACGCGCCTGCTGACAGGCTTACGGCAGTTTTTGCCGTTAAGGGCAGGATACCTGTACTTCATTCGATAGATGTTTATGACGGCAGGGAAAAGATATTCACCGGCCTTGTTGATTCTCAGACAGATGAATGTACGAAAAACGGTGTGCTCCTTACTGTTTCGGCAAGAAGTCTTGAATGCATTCTTCTTGACAATGAGGCTATGCCGCAGACTTACTGTATGCCGTCCATGCCGCTTCTTATGAAAAGACATTTCGCGCCGCTCGGCTTTGAGAAATTCATAGGTACAAACAAGGCTTTCAACGGTGAGATTACTATAAGCAAGGGCATGAGCGAATGGAGTGTGCTTAAAAGCTTCTGTGAATCGTTTGTCGGTACATATCCTCGGATAACAAAAGACGGTGCTATAGATATATCCGGCGGAGCAAAGCAGGAAATAAGAATATCCCGTGACAGGATAATATCCTTGAAGCACAGTCTGAAAAACAGCGCACTGATATCACATGCTGTCGCAAGGACTCACACGGGCGGAGTTTATTCTATGCCTTTGGTAAGCAGACTTGCGGAAAAAGCAGGTGTGAAACGAAAAAGATATATAAACTCCATTGACGGCAAAAGCAGGACCGTATTATCCGCTAAAAGGCTTATGGAAAGGTCTGAGCAGCAGTATGAGCAGATAACGGCTGACTGCTGCGGCTGTATAATATGTGATGTCGGTACAGTGCTGACGCTCGAAAAGGACAGGAAAAAATATATCGTAAGTGAGATAAATTATATGCTCGGTTCGGACGGTGAGCATACTGTTATATATGCTCATTCCGCAGCTGAGAATTGAAAGGAGCGATGCGCTTTGAAAATTTCAGGAAAGCTTGTCAGAAACAGACAGAAAGCAAAATCATGTACCGCCGGAAGAATACAGAACAGCGCTGACAGAAGGATATCAGCCGCTGCCGTAAACGGAAAGGGACAGTTTTCTATAGTTTCTCCCTGGGGATTTGAATATATCCCCGACCTTAATGATGACGCTGTTATAATCAGCGGTGACAGCGAAAGAATGTGCATAGGAGTAAAGCAGAAAAACAACTACTACAATATCGAGCCGGGTGAGGTCGTGATACATTCGGATCTTGACACGTTCATCCACATTACGAATGACGGCAAGATATATCTCAACGGCGATATTTATGTAAACGGACAAAGACTGGAGGTGTAGCTTACGGATACGGCTTTAAGTATTAACGGCGATATACTTGTTGATGATAGCGGGAATATTTCTCTGCTGTCCGATAAGGAGGAGATAAGGCAAAGACTGTATATAATGCTTTCCGCAAGACTTGGCGGATTTATCTATGACAGGGAGCTTGGAAGCGAGCTTTACCGCGCCTCACTGAGTGATGCCGGTGAGATATCGGCGCTTGCAAGAAAGGCGCTTTGCAGGATCCCCGAAGCCGAGGTAACAGGAGTTGATGTATCAGACAATATGCTTTGTGTAAGCATTGAATATGAGGGGAATGTTTATGATATAAATGTCAGAAGGAGTGTGGAACAATGAATATTACATATGATGAGCTGCTTGAAAGGATGAGCGATAAGTTTACAGAGCTGTCGGGTTTTGAACCCGACAGTGCAAGCGATATAGGCATAAGGCTGCATCTGCTTGCCGGAGAGCTTTTTTCTCTTAATACCGAGCTTGCATGGATAAAAAAGCAGATGTTCCCTAATACAGCGTCCGGCGAAATGCTTGATCTTCATGCAGCTCAGAGAGGACTTGAAAGGCAAAGAGGAGCAAAGGCAAAGGGAACGATAGCATTTATTCTCGATATGCCTGTGGAATTTGATGTTATCGTGCCGGCAGGAACTATATGCACTAATGATGAAGGCTCTCTCAACTATATAACAAGTCAGGAATATACGATAAGACGGGGAAGTACTGTTCTTATGGCTGAATGCGAGGCAGAAAAAAGCGGCACGATATACAATACCGGTATCGGCAAGGTAAAGACTATAGTTACATATTTTTCTGTCGGTCTGAGCATAAGCAATTCAACGTCATTTACCGGCGGTACCGATGATGAAGATGACGAGTCACTCAGAAAGAGGATATTTGAGAGCTGCAGATTAAGTCCCGACGGTGTGAACGCCGCATATTTTGAAGGTCTTGCATGCGGCGTTGACGGTATTCAGTCCGCTAAGGCTTACAGTATCGCAAATGATCCCGGACGTGTCATTGTCGTTCTTGGAGGACGCGGAGCTATACCGGATTCAGGCGCATTTTCGCAGGCTTCATCTTTATTGCAGAGTGCAAAGCCTATCGGTATAAACATGCTCGTTCAGAACTGCGGTCTTAAAAATACAGATGTAAGTGTCAGCATAAAAGCAGGCAGCGGCTATTCTTTTTCGGGTATCGCGGATAACGTAAGGGACAGGATAAGAAGATTTTTTTCGGAGCTTTCTGTCGGCGAGGATGTTCTTATTTCGGCGCTCGGAAAGGCTATACTTGAAGTCAGCGGAGTTGAGAACTATTCGTTTGGCAATATGAGCGATACCGCTGTGGCAAATGCCGAAATGGGAAAATTAGGTACGCTTTCCGTTACCGAGATGCAGGGAGGATAAAATGTCGGAATTTGATAGAATGAGCCGTATACTTTCGGATACCGGACTGTACTCGGCAGAGCAGGGAAGTGTAGTCTATGCCGAGCTTATGGCTTATGCCGAAGGACTTGACATGTTTTTCGGAGAAGCTGAGGAGCTTTTGCGTGAATGCTTTGTAAGCACAGCCGAAAGCTATGGCATTACTCTCAGAGAAGCGCTTTTTCACAGGGTAAGATTCAACTCAACGCTTCAGGAGAAGCGTGACAGACTTACGGCAGCGCTGTCTGTGTGTCAGAAGGATAACACAACTCAGGGAATGCAGAAAATATGTAACGCCTTCGGTGTTGACGGGACATTTACCTTTGATATTTCCGAAATGAAGATAACCTTTGAATGCACAAGGACAATGACGGAATATGTCAGAAGTCAGCTTGAAGAGCAGATGTGTGTGTTAATGCCATGCTGGTGCTTGTTTGAGTTAACGCTCAGTAATTGA